GCATCACCCTCGGTTACCTCCGCTTTCCACGGATGCTTTCCATTGCCGTCCAGCTTGTTGCGGCGCAGCACGGTGCCCTCAATGGTCGGAGTGGAGAATGTGATGCTGTCACCTTTCGTAGCAAGGTTGGTGGCGGGAATACCGAACTTCACGCGGTACAGCCAGAAGTAGCGGTATTTGCCGTTGGACTTCTTGGCACGGAAACCGATAGCGACGGGATCGCCGCCATCCTCCGACGCTGCGATAATGACGCCGTTGTCGTCAATCTGAGCGCCGGTCAAGTCCTCCGCGACCGTTTTGCCAATGTCGTCCACGCCAAGGGAGAGCGTTCCGCTTTTGAACTCTTTAACGACTTCGGAAGGACCGTCGTCGGCGTAGAGTGTGGCTTCCGCAAGCTCAACCGAAAGGTCTGCCTGCATCGCCTTTGCGAGCTGTACAGGAGTGGCGTAGGTTTCGTCACCGTTCACGCCCTCCGTGATTTTCGAGTAGTAAAGTCTGTCAAGACCGATAGTAGCCATGATTTATTCCTCCAGTTCATATAGTTGCGCCACGTCAATGGCATAATGATGGTAGCCGGTACTGTCCTCGTGACCGAGATACCGGCGGTCGGTTATCGTGATGTCCGCATCGAGCAGAGCACGAACAAGCGTATTCTTAGTGCGCAGGTAGTTGCCCTTGACATAAAGGGAGATTCGCACCTCCTGCGTTTCGTGATGCGGCAGATTGTCTGCGAACAGCTCAAAGCTGTCGGACAGCGGCGTGAATACCACATAATAGTCCGGCGCTTGCTTTTTGAATACGCCGGTTTCAAGAGAAAGCTGTAATCCACCGACAAGCTCTGTCAGCGTTGTCAATAAATAATTGTCCTCGCGGGGATTCCGACTGTACTGCGCTACGACCGTCATATCCGAGACGACGTGTTCCGTAGAAGCGCTCCAACCTGTGAAGGTGTAGCCCACGCGCACAGGGTCTGCCGGAGGCGCAACGCTGCCGCCAAAATCGACAGTTTCCGACTTAAGCAAAGTCCCATCCCAATCGAAATAGCGTACATCGAATTGCTCGATGCCTTGCTCTGCAGTAATCTCGACCTCGCCAAGTCCTACATAGGTGTTGCTTTCTTTGTAGCTGTCCTCGCAGACGATGCATAGCTCGTTTGTGATAACCGGCGTGTCAAAGTCAAATGTCAGCGTTGAGAACGACGCCGCGCCGAACTTTCCACGTGCTATGAGCTGCGTTTGGTCTTTGTCTGCATAGACCGACACGTTTTTAGTCACATAGTCGTAGCTGGAGTATTTGTTGTACAGCACCAGCTTTGTTATGCGCAGCATGACGGGGAGCCGCCACAGCCACCATGCCGGATATGCGTCACGCGCCGCTTCCCATGAGGTATTTGACCCTTCGTGTATGCCGTCTGCCGCTTTCCACGGAAAAGCAGTGGAGGAAGCGTTTTGTGAGCTTGCAGAGGTTTCGCCGTAGTCGTTGTTGCCTGAAATGACCGGCTGCGTCCACGGAATCCAGCGGTAAGTGCTCATATGCCGTTCACCTCACTTTCCAGCTTGGCTTTCATGGCTTCAATGCACTCGCTTTTGCTTGCTGACTTTGCCGGTTTCAGAAACGGTTTAGCCGGTTGACCGTGCTTGCCATATTCAAGAACGCCCGCGATCATTGAGTTGGAACGCCCATCCGAGCGCCCGTCAGCGAAACCGACCTTCACATTGAAGTTGCCATCCTTGTCCTGCTTGGCGGGTGAAACGCCCAGAGAACCGACCAGTTCGCCGGTGGTGCGGCTTTCTTCCTTCGTGCCGCTGCCGATAACCGCTTGCAGGTTGGAGCGCACCTTTGCCTCCACGACCTCGCCGCCAGCCTCTAATACGCGAGGCAGTATTTCGTCTGTCCGTTCTGCCAGCCGCGAGACCTTCATAAGAAAATCCTCCGGCAGCTTCATTGTCGCTTTAGCCACTGGGCTTCACCTCCTTCGCCAGTATCTCGATATACATACCGCGCCCTTTGACGTTCTCAACCGAGGTGATCTCGAAACGCTCGCCGTCGTTTATGACCACCATCGCGGTGGTGACGGTGATGCCGGGAATACAGCGAAAACGGAAAAGATCGGTGGCTTCGGAGAACTGAGCGCGATTTGCCCATTTCTCATTGCCATGTCGACCTTCCCGGTACGCTCGGACAGAAGCCAAAACAATGTCGGTTTCTGTCGAAAAGCCCTCGCTGTCCCTGACAGTTTGTTTTTCTACAAGGTCAATAAAGGTGTTCATCTTACCAAAGCTCATGCTCACACCTTCCAATCCCGGTCGAGCCGCAAGAGCAGGTTTACCGTGTTCCAGACCTGCTGACCGGCTTGCACGTTATCCGAAAAGAAGCCGCCGGTGCTGCCGTCCCTGCTTTCATAGAAGTGGGACGACAGCATGATGACGGCCTGTTCGGTAGTAGGCGGCATGGTGTTGGTGCTGTAGTAGTTTTCTGCACGGTGCTGATAGCTCTCGGCGTAGCGAATGGCGGCGGTGATGTACAGCGCCAGAAGCTCGTCATCGGCATCATGTTCCAGAATGAGATTCGCTTTGACTTTTTCAAGCAGTGTGGTCATCATCGCCGCCTCCTTTCTTACGCACCCATCTGCAGGAGCTGGATGCCTTCGGGCAGAATCACCTTGCCGTCTACACGCTCGGTGGCAAGGAAGCCGACCTGACCGTTTCCGGCGTAGAGTTCGTTCAGACGCTGAACGGTGCGACCCATGCGGTCAGCAATCCAGTAGTTCTGGAAGTCACCGAAAGCAATAGGCAGCGCACCTGCTGCAACAGCCGGAGCATAGGGAGAAGTGTAGAGCGGATAGCCAAGCAGACGGTCGGGCTGACCTGCCTGAACGCTCGGCTGCCACAGATATGCGCCGTTGTTGTCCTTCAGCTTACGAAGTGCGGAAACCGTGACATCGCGCATGAGGAACACCGCGTTTCTGCGGTACGGGGACTTCAACGCGTAGATAAGGTCGATGAGGTTGTCCACGGTGATAGCGGTAGCGCTGCCAGCCGTAACGCCCACGGTGCCGCCGTTTGCAGTAAAAATGCCTGTAGGCTGACCACTGCCGGTGCCGATGCAGAACGCTTCCTCCTCGGCAACGCCAAAGGCGCGGGAGAACTCGTTTGCAATGTAGTTTTCGAGATCGAACATGGAATCCTGAAGCAGCTCGATGCTCACCTTCGCGAGGTCGGTCAGCTTGAAAGCGTCGATGGTCTTCTGTGCGAAGGTCGGATTGCTTTCCACATAGGCTGCGTTTTCGGGAGTCCACTGTGCCACAGAGTGGGTGGCGGCGATGGGAATCTTGCGCTCCGCAGCGGTCTTGATGGTCTTGGCAATCTTACGGATGACGTTTGCTTCCTCAAGGCCGGTGACGATCTGCGTTTCAAATTCCTCCGGCACAAGGAAGCCGCCGTCCGCATCAACGCCCTCGCTCATTACATTGTGGAGCAGAGTCTTACCGCGCAGTGCACGACCGAAGTCCTCCGCATACTCAGCGGTGGCTCTGGTGCTGGTGGACTTGAGCTTTCCGTCGGTAGGCTTGCCGGTAATGGGCTTGCTGGTCGGCTCCGCCATAGCAGCGTCACGCGCCACACGGTCTTCCTCAATGGCGATCTGACGTGCCATCGCGTCTACATCCGCCACCATCTTGTCGTAGGTGGCGTTATCCTCGGCAGAAAGGACACCGTCCTTCGCCCTTGCGTCAAGAAACGCCTTTGCAGCGTCCCAAGCCTTAGCGCGCTTTTCACGCATTTCGAGTACCTTTTTCATGTTGAATACCTCCATTAAATGTATTTACGGGCTTGCAGCTTCTGCATAGCCTCTTCGATGGACACACCCTTGGGTGCATCCGGCTTCTTTTCCGCTTTCGGAGCGGGTTTGGGCATGAGCTTGTTCATGAGCGAGTTGGTGACAGCCCTGCGGCTGAAAGCAAAAACGACATCTTCGGAGTGATCGCGTTTCGCGTCCTCCAAGATGCCGTCCGCAAAGCCGAGCTCCACGGCTTTATTGGCGTTCATATAGGTTTCGCCGTCCATCAGGTGCGAGATTTTTGCCCGCGACTGCCCGGTCTTGATTTCGTAGGCGTTGATGATGGACTCCTTGACCTCGTCCAGCATGGCGATGGCCTTCTGCATTTCCTCGGTGTCGCCAATCGCCACGGTCAACGGATTGTGAATCATCATGAGCGAGGTAGGAGCCATGAGTACCTTCGTACCCGCCATAGCGACGACCGATGCAGCCGAAGCCGCGATGCCGTCAATCTTCACCGTGACCTCGTGGGGATAATCCATGAGCATGGTGTAAATCTGCGAAGCCGCCACGCAATCGCCACCAGGAGAGTTGATCCAAACGACGATATCGCCGTCGCCGGAAAGGAGCTCGCCCTTAAACATTTGCGGCGTGACATCATCGTCCCACCAGCTTTCGTCCGCAATCGTGCCATCGAGGTAAAGGGAGCGGACGCCCGTCTCCTCGTCCATGTCCCAGCTCCAGAAGTGCGTTTTGTCACGCACCCTTACGGGGACTTTTGGTTTTGCTCTGTCCATTTGAGGTTTCCTCCGTTTCAGTAGTAGTTTTGGCGAATGCGCCCGCATCCTCCAGCTTGGTCATTGCGCCGTTGATGATATATAGGTCGCCGCCCTGCTCGGCGGGGATGCGGTCGAGATTTTCGAGCTCACGGATGTCGTTGGCACTCATCCAGCCGTTCTGCCGTGCCGTAGCATATCCGGTCATGCGAGAAGCGTAATCGCCACGGAGCAGACCGTCCACGTTGAACTTGGTGAATACATCACGCTTTTCACTGTCCATAAGGAGAGCGCGATTCATTGCCTGTTCCCAGCGCACCACCCACGGGTCGAGGGTGTATTTCACGAACTCCAACGACTGCTGCTCAATATTAGAAAAGCTCGACTTTTCGAGGTCAGCCAGCATATGCGGCGGCACCCTGAAAATTCGAGCGATTTCGTTTATCTGGAACTTGCGTGTCTCTAAGAACTGCGCCTGTTCCGGCGAGATGGCGATGGGCGTGTATTTCAGCCCTTCCTCCAGCACGGCGATTTTGTTGCTGTTGGCGCTGCCGCCGAAGGTGGACTGCCAGCTTTGCCGGATGCGCTCCGGGTCTTTGATGGTACCGGGATGCTCCAACACGCCGGAGGGAGCGGCGCCGTTTGCGAAGAACTTCGCGCCGTATTCCTCGGCGGCTATCGCAAGTCCCACAGCGTTTTTTGCCATAGCGATTGGGCTGTAGCCGACAAGCCCGTCGTAGCCAAGCCCCAGCACATGAAGCACGTCGCTGGGCGGGAGAATGACTTCTGACAGCTTGTTCTTGCCGACCTCTGGCGCGTCATCGCTGTTTTTCGTATAGCGGTAGTAAAGCCGACCCTGCGCGTCTCTGTCCACCCTCATGCGATTTGGCATGAGCGGATAGAGCGCCACGACCTCACCGCGAGCGTTGCGAATAATCTGTGCGTAGGCGTTGCCGGAAAGCAGCAGATGATTCATCATGGTTTCGCGGAACACGAAGCTCGTCATTTCGGGGTTAGGCTCGTCATGGAGTACCCGCCAGAGCGGATGGTCGAGATATTTCTCCTTGCTGCCGTCCGCGCCGTATTTGTACACGAACAGCGGCAGTCCCGCGATTGCCTCCGCCAAGATTCGGACGCAGGAATATACCGCCGTCATCTGCATGGCGGTTTGCTCGTTGACCACTTTGCCGGAGGTCGAGCCGCCCCACAAAAAGCTGCTGCCGCCGAGGTTTTTAGGCTTGTCGCGGGGCTTGAATATACCTTGTAATATGCCCATAGGCTGTTTTCCTCCTTACCAAACGAGCAAGCCGCGTGTGTCATACACGCTCTCGCCCGTATCATTGCCGCAGCGGATCGCCCGGTCAAGCGCCATTATGGTGGCGACTGCGCCGTCGATTTTCTCTGTGGACTTTTCCTTGTCTGCCTTGATGTTCCCTGCAGGGTCGGTGCGAATGAAGATGTTGTCCATCATCCAGCGGAGAACGGGATTGCCGCCATGTGCGAGCTTTTCCTCCAACGTCAGCTTCATGAGCTCCTTCGTCGGCGGAGACATATCTTTGAAGCCCTGCCCGAAAGGGACGACGGAGAAACCGAGCGCTTCGAGGTTTTGCGTCATCTGCACCGCGCCCCAGCGGTCGAACGCGATCTCGCGGATATTGTACTTCGTGCCGAGCTGCTCGATGAACTGCTCGATGTAGCCGTAGTGGACAACATTGCCCTCCGTCGTTTGCAGGAAGCCCTGCCGCTCCCAGAGGTCGTAATTGACGTGATCGCGCTTAACACGGAGGTCAATGTTATCTTCGGGTATCCAGAAGAACGGGAGGATGCAATACTTATCATCCTCGTCACCGGGCGGGAACACCAATACAAACGCTGTGATGTCAGTGCTGCTGGAAAGGTCAAGCCCGCCGTAGCAGACGCGCCCTTCAAGCGCCTCGGCGTCCACGGCAAACGCGCATTTGTCCCATTTGTCCATCGGCATCCAGCGTACCGCTTGCTTCACCCACTGATTCAAGCGAAGCTGCCGGAAGCTGTTCTCCTCGGCGGGATTCTGCCGTGCCGACTCAAACGCCGCTTTGACTTTATCCAAGCCGACCGTGATACCGAGGGACGGATTCGCTTTCTTCCAGATCTTTGGGTCTGTCCAATCGTCCTCCTGCGCTGCGCCGTAAATGATCGGGTAGAAGGTAGGGTCACGCTTGCGTCCGTCGATGATATCCAGCGCCTTTTGATGCACCTCCCAGCAGATGCTGTTCTGGTTGTCTCCAGCAGTGGTGATAAGAAAATACAGCGGCTGCATTCGTGCGTCGCCGCTGCCTTTGGTCATGACATCGTAGAGCTTCCGATTTGGCTGCGTATGCAGCTCGTCGAACACAACGCCGTGGGTATTGAAGCCGTGCTTGTTTCCAACGTCGGCGGACAGCACCTGATAGATACTGCCTGTCGGCTGGTAGATAAGCCGCTTCATGGAATCGAGGATTTTCACCCGCTTGGCGAGTGCCGGACAATACCGAACCATGTCCGCAGCCACGTTGAAAACGATGGACGCCTGATTGCGGTCGGCAGCGCAGCCATACACCTCAGCGCGTTCCTCGTGGTCAGCGCAGGTGAGTAAAAGGGCGATGGCTGCTGCCAATTCCGATTTACCCATCTTCTTCGGTATTTCCACATAAGCAGTATTGAACTGCCGGTAGCCGTTGGGCTTGAGTGTCCCAAAGATGTCACGGATGATTTGCTCCTGCCAGTCGATGAGCTCGAAAGGCTTACCAGCCCATGTGCCTTTGGTGTGGCACAGAGCTTCAATAAATGCAACGGCGCGGTCGGCGGCATCTTTATCGTAAGTGGAGTCCGACGCTTTGAACTGCGTCGGTTTATATCTTTTCAGCTTGCGCACACGCACCGCCTCCTCTCAAATGAGCATAAAAATAGACACCTTTCGGTGCCTTCAAAATGTATGTGTACGAGATACAGCCCCATCAAGGGCTGTTCCCGGCTATTATGTGGACTTAGTAGTTTTCGCCGTGAAGCAGGATGTCAACCGCAAGCTGCGTGTCGGGGTCAGCGGGCTTGATGTCCCAGCCTCTGTCATAGTTAGCAACTACCGTGTCGCCGCGCTTGAGCATCAGCTTGCTGACCTTGCCTCCGTCAATGCCGAACTGTGACGCCTCGTCGTAGACCTTCAACCAGTAGTGAAAAATGCTGTTGTAAACCTTGAGGCTGCCTTCTTTCCACATGGTCGCGCCCTCCTTAAAACCGCTCGATGCGGACGTTGTCGTCTGCGTCGAAGATTACTTTGTAGCGGGTTTCCGTGCCGTCAGCCTTCTTGGAAATCAGGCGAATGCCGCCCTCAAAGGCGCTGTAGGCGCGGTCGAAGCGCTCGCCCTGTGGGAGCTGGCTCTTGGCTTGTTTTAGCTGCTTTTCTGTCATGGTGGTGTGCCTCCTTTGTTTTGTTGTACACATGATCGCTCTAAAAGCACACTATAGCAAGGCAATTCCGATATATTAACCGGCATATCCTGAACAATCTTTACAGCGATTTTCACCGCCGAAATTGTGTAGTTTATGCCTCGCCGGTGAGAATGAAATGCGCGTACTCGCGGCGGTGCTCCTCAAGGTACACGACCAGCTCGTAGAAGCCCATGTCGTTGGCGATGCGCTGCACGGCGTTCACGTCGAACATATTCGTGAGCCCGGTGTCGCGGACTGCGAGGATTTGCTTTTTCACGGTTTCAGTCATCGTCGCTCACCACCCTGCAAACGTCCTCGCCGTAAGCGACCGACAGGCTGCAGCCGTTGTCCCACGCGACCATCACGCTGCCGATGTCGTCCACGCCGCGCACGGTACCTTTTGTGCCGACAGGCGGCGCTTGCGGGTCGTCCATGCGAACAAGCTCCACGCGGCAGCCGACCGGGTAACGCTTGCGGAGGTTTTCCACAAGCTCCCGTGAAGGAAAGCGATTATTCATGGTCGTCAACCTCCTTGTCCTGCAGGCTCATCACGTCGTCGTAAAGCTCTGCGTCAGCGTTGATGCGCTCGACCATTTCCTGCACCTTCGGATTGCCGCTCTTGAACGCGGAGCTGCCGGAAAGGTTTCGGAGTAGCGTTTTACGCGCTGCCTTGTACTCGTCTCCGATGAAGCCCAGCCGCAGCAGGTAGCAGCGGAAAGCGTACTTTTCGTTTTCCTGCTCGGCGGCTTCCTCCTTGACCACGATGCGCTTCTGCGCCTTTGCCGTAGCCAGCAGCTTGCCGATGAGCTTGCTCACCGCACTCACCATGTCCGGGTCGGGCATCGTGTCGAACCACGGGAAGCGGATAACCTCGTCGTCGACCTCAAGATTGGTGTTGTCTGCGCCGACCGCCTTTTTGATGAGTGCTCCTTTGGCTTGCAGCATCCGCTTGAGATTCTCAATGGCGGCATCCGGCGCTGCCTCGCGGGGAATGGAAACCACCAAGCCGTAAACTTCTTCGTCGCTCTGTGTGCCCTCCGACTTGAAGCCCAGCTCCTGCAGCCGTTCCACAAGCTGCTCGACCTCCTCACTGTCGGCGCGGTCGTCGAAGCTGACGGTGCCGTTTTTGTCGATGGTGAAGTAATCCACCTGATAAGCTGTCGTCGGCATTCCGAGGTACTTCGCGCTGCACTCCAGATGTTCCGCTATCGCAGCGACCAGCCGCTTGCGGTCCGCGCCGGTTATGTTGTACTTGAATTCCATTTTTCAAAACCTCCTGTCGTTTTGGTACTTACATAGATCACTCTAAACGCACAGAATAGCAAGGCATTTTCGAGCTATATATGTACCAAATCGAGCCGGAAAAGCTGTGCTTATTTGTACTTCATATCCTCATGGGCGGTCACCTCCGCATACGAATACGACAGCCCGTCACGCTGGACAGAAACCTTATCCGCCGCGCCGACCTGTTCGATGTAGCGTTTCACGATCACGTCGCAGAACTTCTCGTCAAGCTCGATAGTGTAGCAGGAGCGGTCGCTCTGTTCACAGGCGATGAGTGTACTGCCACTGCCGCCGAAGGGGTCGAGCACCAGCGTGTTACTCATGGAGCTGTTCATAATCGGGTACGCCAGAAGCGGAATGGGCTTCATGGTAGGATGGTCGCCGTTCTTCTTGGGTTTGTCGAACTCCCAGATGGTGGTTTCCTTGCGCCCTGTGTACCACTGGTGTTTGCCTTTCTTCTTCCAGCCGAACAGCACCGGCTCATGCTGCCACTGGTACGGGGAGCGCCCCAGCACCAGCGACTGCTTTTTCCAGATGCAGCAACCGGACAAAAAGAAACCGGCATCCGCAAAGGCTCGTCGGAAGTTGAGCCCTTCGGTGTCGGCATGGAAGCAATATATGCTGGCGTCGTCCGCCATAACTGCCTCGGTGTTTTTGAACGCGGCGAGCAGAAATTCATAGAACTTGTCGTTTGCCATGCTGTCGTTCTTGATTTTACCGGCGCTGCCTTCGTAGTTGACGTTGTAGGGCGGGTCGGTAATGACAAGATTTGCTTTTGCGCCAGCCATCAGCAGCTCGAAGGTATCCGCTTTTGTAGAATCGCCGCAGACCAGCCGATGCCGTCCCAGCGTCCAGACGTCACCGAGCTTGGTGACGACCGGCTCCTTGAGCGCCGCTTCCACATCAAAATCGTCGTCGTGGATTTTGTCCTTGACCTTATCCTTGAACAGGTCGTCCAGCTCGGCAGGGTCGAAGCCAGTGAGAGATACATCAAACTCCGCGCCCTGCAAATCTGCTATGAGTAGTGCCAGCTTATCTTTGTCCCATTCGCCGTTGATTTTGTTCAGCGCGATGTTGAGTGCCTTTTCTTTATCCTCCGACAGCTCGACCACCACGCAGTCAACCTCGGTGATGCCCATGTCGACGAGCACCTTCAAACGCTGGTGACCGCCGACAACTCTGCCGGTGGTCTTGTTCCAGATGAGCGGCTCGACGTAGCCAAACTGCTCGATAGAGCGCTTGAGCTTGCCGTATTCCGGGTCTCCGGGCTTCAGGTCTTTACGTGGATTGTAGTCGGCGGGGATGAGCCGCTCAGTCGCTATCTTTTCTATCTGCATATTCCTCCGCCGCCTTTCTCAGCTTTTCATACAGCGTCATGTCGGTGTCCTCCCACGGGAACAAGCAGGAATTGAAATGTCCGTAGGTCGCCGTGTCCTCGTAGATGGCGTTGCGCAGACGCAGCTTTTCGATGATCGCCGCCGGACGCAGGTTGAACACCGACTGCACAATTTCACGGAGCTGCTCATTGGAAAGCTCACTCGTGCCGAAAGAGTCAACGTCCACTGCGACAGGGTCAGCCTTGCCGATGGCATAAGAAAGAGCGACCCCGCATTCCTTTGCGAGCCCGCTCCACACAATGTTCTTTGCGATAAACCGCGCCATATAAGCGCCGCTTCGGTCGACCTTCGTCGGGTCTTTGCCGCTGAACGCGCCTCCACCGTGAAGCGCCAGCCCGCCGTAGGTGTCTACCATCAGCTTTCTGCCGGTCAACCCTGTGTCAGCGGCGGGCCCACCCTCGACGAAGCGACCAGAGGGATTGACGAGAATTTCGGTGTTCTCATCAAAGGGAAAGTCCTCAAAGCACTGCCAGAGCACATTCTGCTTGATGTCGGAGTAAAGCTGCTCCTGCGTCTTATCCGCTTCATGCTGAACAGATACGATGATGGTTTTCACGCGTTTGGGCTTACCGTCCTCATACTCAATGGTGACCTGCGCCTTGCCATCCGGCAGCAGACCCTTCACGATTTTGTCACGGCGAACGGTGTCCACGCGCTTACAGATACGATGCGCCAGCACCAGAGGAAGCGGGAGCTTCTCGTAGGTTTCGTCTGTGGCGTAGCCGTAGACGGTACCCTGATCGCCAGCGCCGGTAGAGGCGTAGCGTTCTTCGCTGCCGTTGCGGGCTTCGAGTGCGGTTGTCACTCCAGCGTCGATGTCCTTGCTCTGCTTGTGGACGAACACAAAAACCGTGAAGCGCCACGGATTGTAGCCCGCCTTGCGAAGTGCCTCGCGTACCTCCCAGCGAATATCTACTTTACCGTCGCAGGTGATTTCGCCCGCTACGATGATTTTTCCCTTTGTCGCCATGACTTCACAGGCGACGCGTGAGGCTTTGTCCTTACGCAGACAGGCATCGAGGATACTGTCCGCAATGAGATCGCAGAGCTTATCCGGGTGTCCCATACGGACGCTTTCTGCTGTTTTGTAGGTAATCATATTCTTTCCTCCATTTTCTCGGCTTTGTTGCCGGTGAAGTTTTCCCAGCGTTTTATAATGACGTCGCAGTAATGCGCATCGAGCTCCATGATAAAGCAGGTGCGGTCAAGCTGCTCACAGGCGATGAGCGTCGTGCCAGCGCCGCCGAACGGCTCAACAACGATGTCGTCCTCGTCTGTGAAAGCGACGATGTATTCCGACGGCAGCGCCACGGGGAAGGTGGCGGGGTGCTCGGCACGGATTTTGCCCTTTTCACTGAGCTGCTTCGTGACAGACTCAAGGCTGATCTGCTCCGGCAGCTCCAACAGGCTCTCCATCTTCTTGAACGCGCCGGTTTCATTGCCGCGCCGCGCTATGCGGAAAGAGCCGTCCGCCTGACGGATTTTGTTGTAGCGACCGCCGGAGTAGATGCTTGCTTCCTTTTTGCGCCAAGTCGGATTGACTGGCACAGGCTCTTTTCCGAAGCAGAATATCCACTCATGCCGGATTGGTATCATGGCTTTCTGCTGCCCGACGCTGCCGCAGGTCAACTTGTCCCACACATTCCACGCCAGCAGCTTCAGACCGGCTTGCTTTGCTGTGTCGAGGTAGGCGTTCCAATAGGGATAGACCTCGCCGTCCTTACGCTGGATACCGAGATTGACCGCTTGCAGCGCCGTGAACGGCTCATAGCAAGGAATGAACTGTGCGATGCTGTCCACGCTCAATTCCTTGTCGCCGTTGTAGGTACGCATATCGCTGTACGGGGGCGAGGTAAAGAGCAGCTTGCTTTTCTGACCGTCCATCAGCCGAGCAACATCGTTCTTGTCCGTGCTGCTGCCGCAGAGCAGACGATGACGACCGAGCCGCCAAACATCACCGGGCTGACAGACCGTCGGCTCGTCGGCGCTTACCTCCGGCACAACGTCCTGCACGATTTCATCATCAACACCGAGCATGAGCCCGATCTCGCTGGTGTCGAAGCCGGTTAGCGTGACGTCGAAGTCCTCTGCCTTCAAATCTGCGAGCAGCCCTTCGAGCTTCTTCGTATCCCACTCGCCGGAGATTTTGTTCATGGCGATATTGAGCGCCTTTTCATGAACGGCGTCCAAGCTCACCACGACGCATTCCACGCTCTCATAGCCGAGCGCCTTCAAAACCGAAAGCCTCTGATGACCTGAGATGACTGTGAAGCCCGTCGCCTCGTTGACGACGATCAGCTCCACATAGCCGAAGCTCTCGATGGAACGCTTGAGCTTCTCGAACTCCGCATCGCCGGGACGCAGCTCTTTGCGGGGATTGTATTTTGCCGGATTCAGCTCCGACAGCTTTAAGGTTTGTATGTTCATTTGCCTCTCCTCGCATTGAGCAAGCGCTCCATCACGTCATCCTGTGGATTCGCGCCGCTGTACTCGCCGGTGCAGTTTTCCTTCACGATCTGGAAAATTTCATACCACAGACGGTTGGTCTGGTTCATATAATTCTGTCCCATCGCCACATACGGGCTTTGGATGGCATTACCCGTCGTCGGGTGCTTCGCCAAGAAGCCGTAGGCGGTGACCGCTTCCTCACACTGAATCCAGCGGGCAACGCTCATCGCGTAACGCTCTAAAAGCTGCGGAGAAACGAGAGCCGCGCAGCCGCGTTCGTTCAACCACGTCCATGTGTTTTTGAAAATCTCACCGGCGACCAGTATCTTGCCGTCCTTCTGGACTGCTTCGAGCATTTTATTCGGCTCTGGCATCGCCTGCCCCTGAAGGTCGGCAGCGCCGGTAAACTCCATAACCGTCAGTGTTCTGCCGCCGGGATTGCCGTCAGCAATTTTGTCGGCTAATGGCTTCTTTTTAGCGCCCGCGCCGATACGAGCCCCGCCTCTGTTGGTTCCGTCTTTCGCCAAAATTATCACCTCACTTTGCGGCGGTGCCTATTACCTCGTTTGAAATCGCGTTTTTCAACAGATGACCCCACGCCGCTGTCCGCTTGAATTTGCTTTAGAGATTTTGATACCCCCACCTGTGTCATCAACGGAGTGTATACGATTTCGCATCGACCGTATATGTTTTGGTCTGTATCATAATGTGATACAGACCTCCGTCATCGGTCATGCCATCGGTCACCCATCTCGACAGTGATTCGTGCGTGACAGCTATGGCAGAGAGCCATGAGATTGTCCACAGCGTTAGTCCCGCCACGAGACAGCGGAAGGATGTGGTGGACTTCCTCGGCGGGAGTCAGCTTGCCCTGCTTCTTGCACTCCTCGCAGAGCGGGTGTGCTTTGATAAAGCGGTCGCGGATGCGCTTCCAGCTTCGGCCGTAGCGTTTGTTTGTCTCCGGCTCGCGCTGGAAATGGTTGTAATGATAGTCCATCTGCTTCTGATGCTCGGCACAGTATTGCTCGCTGACAGCAAGCCGACCGCAGCCGGGGTAAGCGCAGGGACGCTTGGGTTTGTAGGGCATCGGGTTCACCTCCTTGCGGGCAAAAGAAAAGCCCTGCGGGATTGCTCCCACAAGGCTCTCTCGATTCTGTTTTCCTGATTATAATACTATCATAAGTGGCAGGTGTCTTTCAGTGTCTTTTCGTGTCCACTTCAGGAAGAACGGGAATTTTGCATTCGTCCAGCGCCCGCGTATGGAGCTTGTGGATGTAACGCAGGTCGTAGCCCATATCCACAGCAATCTTCTCCCACGAAAGAAAGCAGAGGTAACGCTTCTCTAAAAGCGTCTGGTGTTCTGGGTTTACCACCGCTTTGATGACACCCATGATTTCTTTCTTAAGGTCAACCAGCGTGTCAATGTCACGATTGATTTCCGCTTGCAGGTCTACGATTTTACAGACAGCGTCTGCCATGCGAGAGGTGGAGCCGCTTGGATTACGGGGCATACCCGTCAGCACTGACGTACAGGTTGTTGCCAGCTCGTTCAGTGAGTCTACCTGCTGGAGCTTCGATTTGATACGCATATCCAGATAACGCGCCTGTGAAAGGTAGGTTTTAGTATTCATAGCACACCTTCTCCTTTCTCAATTTGGAGATCAGCATTTCGGGGTTGATGCTGGTAAGGGTGCTAAACCAGCCGGAACGGAAGAAGCGCTCGATGCTGGCAAGCTCTCGCTCGTCGTCGTTCAGGCGATAATCCTTGACCGCCTGAAGCACGATGGCGTTTGCCAATTCTTCATAAGGATTCATAATCTGTACCTCCGATATTTTGTTGTTCTCTCGGATTGGCACGGATTGTCGTATTTTGTCTCAGATTTGCAGTTCGGCTTTTACGGCATCAATCAAGGCGGACTGAACGCTGTCTTTCTTGGAGAGGGTTTTCAGTATCCGCTCGTCAACGGTGCCTTTTGTAACGATGTGCTGCACCACAACCGTTTCCGATTCTTGTCCCTGCCGCCATAGACGGGCATTGGTCTGCTGGTAGAGCTCAAGCGACCATGTCAGCCCAAACCAGACGATGGCGCTGCCGCCACTCTGAAGATTGAGCCCATGACCGGCGGAGGCGGGATGTATCAACGCCACGGGAAGCTCTCCGCGCTGCCACCGTTTGATGCTGTCGACGCTGTCTAACTTGGCGAAAGGGATATGGAGCTTGTGCAGCCGGTCGGTGATGCGGGTAAGGTCGTGCTTGAACCAGTACGCCACCAGCAGCGGTTTCCCGGCAACCGCTTCAATGATGTCCTCCAGCGCGTCCAGCTTTCGGTCGTGAATGGGGATTACCGCTTCATCGTCGCCGTAGATAGCGCCGTTCGCCATCTGGGAGAGCTTGTTCGACAGCGCCGCCGCATTGGAAGCCGTAATCTCACCGCCGGGTAGCTGTAGTACAAGGTCACGCTTCAGTTCGTCGTACCGCTCACGCTCCTCGTCGGAGAGGTGCACAGTGTATTCGCTGCTGACCAGTTCCGGCATTTTCAAATGGTCGGTGGAGCGCATGGAAATGGTAATGTCGGATATTTTGTCGTATATCCGCTGTTCCGCTCCGGGCAGAGGCTTATAACTGAAGATGACCTGCCCGTTGCGCTTGTCCGGCTGGAAGTATTCGAGGCGGTAGTGACTGATGAAGCGTCCGAGCCGAGCGCCCATGTCCAGCAGCCGGAACTCCGCCCATAAATCCATGAGGCCGTTGCTGCTGGGAGTACCCGTCAGCCCGATGATGCGCTTTACGCTTGGGCGTACCTTCATCAGTGCACGAAAGCGCTTTGCCTGATAATTCTTGAAGGACGATAGTTCATCCACCACCACGGTGTCGTAGTTGAAGGGCAACCTGCTCTCCTCGATGAGCCACTGGACGTTCTCGCGGTTGATGATGTAAAGGTCGGCTCTGCGGCACAGTGCCGCTTTCCGCTCGGAGACGCTGCCGACGGCAACGCTGCACTGAAGGTCAGCGAGATGATCCCACTTTTCGACTTCGGCAGTCCATGTATCTCGCGCCACTCGCAGCGGAGCAATGACCAGAATGCGATGTGCCTCGAAGCTGTCAAACAGCAGGTCGTTCAGCGCCGTCAGCGTGATGCTCGTTTTGCCAAGACCCATGTCAAGCAGAACAGCGGAGATGGGATGCTCCTCAATGTAGCGGGTAGCGTAGGTCTGGTAATCATGTGGTGCGTATTTCATCAAGTAGCCCTCCAATCTGCTGTTCATCATCAAGGACAAAAACCTTGAAGCCGAGCCGTCGAAGCAGTCCATGCCTTGATAGCTGCAACGGACGCGGTTTTTCTCCGGGAGCCTTAACCTCCACGAATCCAATGTGACCGCCCGGTAAAAGCACGATGCGGTCGGGCATTCCGTCAAAACCGGGAGACACGAACTTCGGCGCGATGCCACCAGACGTTTTGACCGCTTGTACCAGCTTTTTCTCTATTATCTTTTCTCTCATATTCGTTCACTCCATCAGAGATTTTTGAAGGCGGGTTGACCTCGGCGTATGTCATATCTAAAACTTTTCTTAGAGCTGTTTTTTTATGTCTAAGAGACTTTTTGTATTTGACCTTTATCGAGGTCAACCCATAGCCTGTTTAGGCCAGATAATCCTCAAAATCTCCGTCGTCTGTTTTCAGCCGCAGTCCTGTAAAGAATCGCTTGCCTTTAGGGTTAATTCTTTTATACCCGGCAGCCTCCAGCGCAGAATAGAAGTCTGTCGTACTGCGGATATACTCATTTGTGTCGATGCAGTAATTCCGATATGCCTGATAAAGCACACTGGAGCTCTCTCGGAAGCTGGCATCAAGCTCACATTTGTCCTCAAGGAAATGGGCAAACCAGTCATTTTGCGCACGGTACTCCGCGATAGCTTTCTGCACACATTCCGGCACGGGAATTTTGTAGTCAAGCGCAATGACCTTCTTGGCACCCTCAATGACCCACGCCAGAATGCTTTCACCAGCGTTTTGGTAAAGGTACTCACCATAGTTTTTGATGTCGCTGTTGCCTTCAATCTTGGCATCGAAGGGTATGACAATCAGCCTGCGCCAGATACCGTCATCGGAGGCGCTGACCTTCGGGAGATGGTTCGTGTAGAGCACCAGCGTATGGCAAGGCGTGAAGCTGAAGGGGTCTTTATACTTTTTCTCTGCGAACACATCATCGGTGGAGCAGAGCTGCTTGACGGTGGAATCGTTGAGCCGAGCACCCTCCTGCATCTCGGCAGCGATGAGCAGGCGTTTGCCTTTGACTTCAGCCATCTCCGGCTTGATATTTCTACGGCAACCGACCGTCAGCGTGTCTGCGGAGATGTTGCCGCTGTAGAGGCCGAGCACCCGTGAGACTGCGTTCCAGAAGGTGGATTTACCGTTGCGACCACCGCCGTATGCGATGATCAAGGCTTCCACGTAGACTTTACCGATGGCGGCAAGGCCGCAAATCATCTGCACATAGTCGATGAGCTCCTGATTGCCGCAGAAGATAAGGTTCAGGCTGTTCTGCCAGAGCTGTGCGCCTTTGTTGCTGGGTGATACGGAGGTCATTTTCGTAATGAAGTCCTCCGGCGAATGTTCTCTCGCGCCGTCCATGCCTTTCCGAAGATCGTAAGTAGCGGCGGGCGTACACAGCAGGAAACAATCCGCATCAAGGTCGCGTGGCGAGATTTCAAGCATGGGGTGTGACTCTTTCAGCGTTGCGGTGATGTTTTTGGAGTCGCGACGTCGGATAACGAAAGTCTGATATGCTTTTGCCGCAAGCAAAGCCCTGTATGCTTCAAGCTGTGCATCGTTCATCAGGCTTTCAGCTTTGCTCTTGGACGCGCCTTCGAGAATTGTCTGTCCGCCGTTTTCCGTCAGTTGCTTCATTGCGGAGAGCAGCTCCTTCGTGGCTTCTTCTAACTGGCGACGGGTCAGTTCGTGCGCGACGGCCTGTGCACCGGGCTCGCTTTCTTGCCAATAGTGCTCGTTGTATCGGATAAAGTGCGTCGCGGGCGAATAGCGCAGTTCGCCGGAGAAGTGCTTTGCCAGTACCTCTGCTTGTCCGACATCAGAGTAGTCTCCGGGCTTATAGGAAACCGGGTCGTTATACGCTTCCGGCGGCACATAGCCGTCCTGCTGCTGCACCTTTGCAAAGAAACGTTGTGCGCTGTGCCAGATGGTAGAAAGCTCGAAGTCAGGGAGCGGCGGATCGCATTTCGCGGTTTCTTCCATGAATGCTTGATACGCTTCATCGCTGTCGCCATATTTCTTGATGACGCGACCGGCAAAACGGGAGAGCGTGGCGTTACGGCTGCCTTCGGGGATGACCTGACTCGCATGATACCCACCAGCCATGTCCGCATCGAAATCGTCGCCCTCCAAGAACTCCGTCAGATTGATGCGCCCTTCGTGGAGCTCCACCTGCGACGAGCTGGTACCGAAGAAAAACCGAGCAGCGTCCAGCGCCCTCGTGTCGAAATATGGGAAGATGGCATTGACCAGCTTCTTCATATCGCTGTAGCAGGAAGCGTCGGTTATACGGTCGATGGGAAATAGGACATGGAACTTGGGTCGAGCGGGCTTCCCGTTCTTTTCCCGCATATGTGACCGACTGTAATGAACAGCAAACGCTACGCCGGGGAATGCGGCTTCCACGTCAGCGGGCTGCATCCATTCATCGGGTTTTTCAGAGTGGTCATTATCGCAGTCCACCGGCAGGCAGTCGCTGCCGATGAAATTGTCGCCGCTGCGATAACTATTGCGGTACTCGGCGCATACATAGTCCCGACTGACCGCAGCAGTAAGCGCGGCCGCATCGGTTATTTCCGCTCTGTGCGGATAGGAGCAGTTTCCGGGATTACCGATAAAATCGGAGTGATATATGGTGAACATCAGTCGTCAACCTCCTTCGCACCATCCTCCAGCGCCTTGACGATAAACTTCAACGCTTGGATGATAGTATCAAGTTCACAGTCTCCGCCAAGCGTAACCTCGATGCCATCAGTACCGTAAGGCCCGATAAGATGGGCTTCAATATCCGTTCCACCGGCATTTTCAATGCGAAAGTAGGTACGGCTTCCATGACCTGAGTCTCCGCCTTGATAGCCGTTGGTACCGGCCTCGACCTCCAGAACATTGGCACTGTATATATCGCGGCTGTAGGTCGTTATTGTTTTACCGCCTATTTCTCTCTCTTTTTCCTCAATAGCGTACATAATTAAACCTCCTCGCAGTTTTCAGTAAAGTAGCGCAAGCGGTAGTCCTTCCACTTGGCGCGTTTGATTTCAGCCTCCATACCGGCTGAGATGGTACCGCCGAACACCCAGACCTCGGCGCATTTGCTCATAAGGGCGTTACCGAAGAACAATCCGAGCTGGCGTTCTTTCGGGTCATTGTCATCGAGGAACTGCGGAAACAGTAGATGCGGTGCGACGGGTATGTACCCATTGTCCACAGCAAACCGGCTGTAGCGCTGCGCCGCTGCGATGTTGCCGTCCACATTTCCCGAAAACGGAGAGCAGATGTAGACGATAGGCCTGAAAGCCCGCAGTGCGCGTTCTTCTTTTTCAACAACGGTCATTGCCTCGTAAGCGGTGGGATCGTAATACCCCTCACTGTTGAATTTGTTTATACTCATTTAGGACACTCCTTTCACGACGGGCTTCCTGTCCATCTCTAATACCCACTGGAAAAAAGAAAGCCCATCGTACAAAAAAACCTCAATCTTTTTTATAGAAATCCGTCTCATAGCCGTCGGCGCGAAGTTGAAGCCCTTTTGCCCACGGTGGCGTTCTGCCCATCTGCTCACAGACTGCGTCAAGCGACATACGCGGATCAGCTTCAATGACCAGCTCGTCGTGGATGTGCATGATAATGGAGCAGCAGCGGAGCGTCTGCATTGAGTAGCAGAGGATGTCGCGGGCAGTTGCCTGAACGATGTTCTCCACAAACTTCGGACCATAAGAGTCCAGCCGCTCCCACTTTTTCGTGCCACCGATGCCCTCGTAGGTGATACAGCTACCGCCGAACTTGTTTTCTCCTATGCGGGGCTTCACATAAGCGAGCCGTCTGCCGGACGGAAGCGTGATGAACAGCATCCCGCTCTGGCAGGAGAAGGTAATACCGTGCGTCGAATTGGTGTGCTTGTAGCGGACTGCCTCCATTGCGGCTTTGTCCACGTTCCACCAGAATCTCACGATGTGGGGATTGGACTGCCGCCATGCGTCTACCAGAGGAGGTAGTTCATCCTCGGTCAAGCCCATGTCGAGTGCGCCCATTGCCTTGAGCGCCCCGACGCTGCCGCCGTAGCCAAGCGCCAATTCTGCGATCTTGCCTTTTTGCCGGAGATGACCGTTGATACCATGTTTCTCGACAGGCACCTTGAACATCTGCGATGCCGAGGCACAGTAGATGTCGCCGCCTTTGGCGAAAACGTCCTGCCGCCACTGCTCACCGGCAAGCCATGCGATCACGCGGGCCTCGATGGCGCTGAAGTCCGAAACGATGAACTTCGCACCGGCTCTCGGCACAAACGCTGTGCGGATAAGCTGCGAAAGCGTGTCCGGCACATCCTCATAGAGCATTTCGAGCGCGTCAAAGTCGCCACAGCGCACGAGGGAGCGGGCTTCAGCCAAGTCCTCCAAATGGTTCTGAGGTAGGTTTTGCATTTGTATAAGCCGACCAGCCCAGCGCCCGGTGCGGTTGGCTCCATAAAACTGAAACATCCCACGAGCACGACCGTCGGCGCAGACTGCGTTCTCCATCGCCTGATACTTTTTCACCGAGGATTTTGCAAGCTGCTGCCGGAGGGCAAGCACATCGGCAAGCTCCGGCGGAGCTGTTTTCAGAAGCTCCACCACAGCCTTTTTGCCGAGCGTATCGGTTTCCATGCCATTATCCGAAAGCCACTGCTTCATCTGCTGTACGGAGTTTGGATTGTCGAGCTCAGTCATCTTCTTCATGGCAGCGGTCAATTCTGAGCGGGAGCGACCGTCAATGGCGATAGCCTCCTGCACCAGCGTCATATCCAGCGCCACGCCTCGGTCGTTTATTTCTTGGTCGAGGTGATATTCGTCCCAGACGCTATCCGGCACAGGAAACTTTGCGAGCTTTGTCTGAATGGACATTTCCGTTTCTACATCGCGGACATTGTATTTCTTAAACGACGACCACTTATCCGGCGCATGATATGGGTAATTGCGGGTGCGCTGACCATTGGCTTTTGTTGGAGTGCAGGGCTGGCAAAAGAACTTGATGAGGTCTTTGCCCTCGGTGAGCTTCTGTTTATCCAGCTTGAGCACCGAGCCGACGCCTTCAAGAGAAAGCGGTAAGCCCATCGTCGCCGCCCATACCATTGAGCAGCGCCATGAAGCAGGGTCGAGGTACTCGCCGGTCGACAAACCGATATACCGCGATAAACACACCCTTTCAAAGCTGGCGTTGAATGCCCATTTCGTCACAGCTTCATCCGTGAGCGCGCCCAGAATATCAGCCGGAATCGTTTCTCCGCAGGCAAGGTCGACAACCTGCACTTCGCCGCCGTCTGCACTGTAGCCGAAAAGCAGCACTTCAAAATTCGGCGCTTCGACATAGCGGTATACGCCAGACTTGGCAAGGTTGACACTGGAAAAAGTCTCAATATCTATACTGAGTGATTTCATATATGCCTCCAATACGGCAAAGGCGGCTTTGATGCTATCGCCGCCGCCCGCCGTCACATTAGTTGTCAGAAGTCTGGGTATCTGCCGACTCCGCTTTTCTGCGCTTCTTTGCCTTGTGTTCGTCAACTGCGAACTTAATGATGATGACAAGGTTGCTGATGGTGTAGCCCACCACGGAGCCGAAGCAGACTGCGAGCATCATTGATTCCATGTTCGTCATGTCAGTCACCTCAGTTCAGGAACTCATCGTCATCGTCCGTTGCGAAATCAGACTCAGCAGACGCCTTGCCGCCGAGAGGCTCACCGTCGCGGAGCTTCTGAAGGTTGTTAAGTCCGCAGGCGATGCCCTTGTTCCCGTTGGAATTAAAGGCGTAGAAGCTGATGCTGGCGCGACCGTACACGCCGGAGTAAACCTCGGAGCGGGTCAGAATCGGCTCGCGGTCAGCGTCCACAATGCCGGGAGCCGTGGTCGCATTGGCGTTGATGAAGTAAGCGTTGGCGTAAGCGTCGTCGTCGGGACGCTCGGTGTCGCCGTCGCGCAGCGGAGTCTTGAGCGCCGCCAGCGGAGGCACAGACTTGCCGTTGCCCTTGAGCTTCGCTTCGCCCTCGTGGTAAGCCGCCTCGATAGCAGCCTTGACCTTTGCGACCGTCTTGGTGTCGGACTTGGGAATGATGAGGCTGACGGAGAACTTCGGCGTACCGCCGTTGATGCTTTTTGCCTCCCAGACATTGGCGTAAGACCAGCGGGTGTCGGGACCAGTGATGACCTTCATCGGGTTGTTGACCTTCGTAGTGTTGTTATTCATAATCGTTTTCCTCCATAAAATCATTTTTGGCTGTATTTATTGCCGGACGCTTGTCGCTCTCCGGCACGAGTGTGGGTTTGCCCTGAGGCTTTTCGATGTAAGCCGCGAGAATTTCGTCAAAGCGGGATTTGCCGAGCAGCTTCTGCATGGCGGTGACGCCGAGCACCTTGTGCTCATAAGGGTCAAAGCCAGCGTCGGTAACTGCACCGGCGACCGCTGTTTCGTTTGTGTACCTGCGGTTGGAGCGTCCTTCGACCAGCTTCCAGCCGTGCCATTCCTTACCGCTGATTGCCTGTTGGAGCGCATATTCCTTGATGTCTGACGCCCACGAAACAAGGTCGTCAGCGCGAGCGAGGATTTCTTCGACTTCCTCATCCGTCAAGAGCGGCGGCAGCTTGAAGTCGTAACGGGCGAGCTCCATGTTGGCATTGGCTCTGGCGCGGCAGTCGTGCTTCGCCTTGCAAAAGCCGCACCATTCGCCGCAGAGGAAATTTCCGTCACCGGCGAAAGCAAGGTCGGCTGTGGGCTTGAGCACTTCATCCGCCCAGCGATAGAGCTCATCCTTCGAGAGCTCATAGGTACTGACGTTCTCGCGGCGCGGCTGATAGATGGTCATACGAACGGAGTCGATGTCGTAGATTGCGTCGAACAGTTCCAGAGCACCGAGCGCGTAGCACTGCATCTGCGGGTTTCCATCGGCACTCACCAGAACGCCCAGACCATGCTTGTAGTCGATGATTTGCAAGGTGCCGTCCGCGATGAGGATGCAGTCGGCGGTGCCGAAGCCGGACTCTACCCAGCGGGAGAAGTCCACCCGCTGCTCGATGAGAACAACAGGATCGGCGCAGGTCTGTTTTGCCGCTTCCACCTGTTCGAGCACATAGGCGGCATAACCGGTGGCGCAGTCGCTCATTTCCTCGTTGAACCATGTAAGGTTTTCGGTCGGGTCGGTCGCCTCCATGCCCAGCGCCTGACGGAGCTTGTACTCGCAGAGCGCATGAGCGTCGGTGCCTTCGGCGGCGTAATCACTGCCCTTGTCGTCGTAGCTCTCACAGAGCCGAGCGGAGGGCGGGCAGTGCAGCCAACGGTCGGAACTGGAGGCGGAGAGGAGTGCGTGTCCTTTAGGTGGCATCGTCGAGTCCCTCCACATCTGCAAGCAGCGCCTTGTAGTTGGCGGGGTCAATACCCGACAGCTTGTCGGCACCGTACTTCTGGAGCAGAGAGCGAATCTGAGCGGTATAGCCCGCACGGGACTTTTCCGCAAGAACGGCTCTGACCGCTTCCAGCGTCAGTACCGGCGCGACAGGCGCGTCTTCCGGCTCTGGCTCATTGCCGTTGAACTGCTCCGCCAGCCAATTAGCCGCGTCGCTGATAGCAGCAGCACACTTGCGCAGCTCTTCGATGGTCGCGGACATCTCGCTCATTTTGCTCATCTGTTTTTCCTCCTTCCGTTGCTTTACTCTGGGCTGCGAGGATTGAGAGATTTCTCGCCAGCCGTTTTGACACGACGCTGATCGCAAGCAAAGTGTCGATCAGTTCCTCGTCGGCGTCGGTCATTTGTCTCTTGTCGTTCATTCGGGCTTCCTCCAATCTGGGGACTTTTCGTTTTTCCCTGTCCTCACTACCCACTGGAAAAAAAGAAGCTCATCGTACAAAAAAACAGAAAAATAATTTTGCCCTCCACCAGATTTCTCTGATGAAGGGCAAAACCGTGTGATTACATGAGATCTAAGATGCGTTTATGGAGCCGGTCGAGCACCTGCTTCTCGCGGTAAACCGCTTTCGACTTATACCAGTTGCCGCCGAACTCGCGCTGGAGGGTATCGGCGATTTCGGCTTTTGAGCTACCCTCCATAATAAGCTCGCAGATGCGCTTACCTTCGAGATCTTTCTCCGCCAGCTCGTCAAGGAGCTTTTCGAGCAACAGCCTGTCCACAATAACATCGGCAAAGGCGGCGTTCGGGTCCTCAAGGGTATCGACAAGGGAAAACTCCTCACCATCGCCGTTTTCTATCGGGGCGTCAAGCGAGGTGGTGTTTCCAGCGGCGTGATATTCGCACATGGCACAGTCGCCGTCGCAGAGCCAGAGCTTTGACTTAGGGCACATACACTGCCCATTTTTCTGCGCTTCCTTTTGTAAGCGCCATATCGGGCGGTAGTATTCGAGGTAAACTTCTTCGGTAACGGGTACCCACTGTTTAGTACTGCGGATGTAGACTTTGCGTTGATTGTCTTGGCTTGTCATTTGGTTTCCTCCTGTGATTTGAATTGCGTGAGCAATCGCAGGGAGGAAATCTGGTGCAAACTACAAAATTCACGGTTACGTCATTGTATTTTGCGTTATCGTGTGATATAATGGTTTAGTATGGTTTGGTGGGGATTGCGGAAGCCGCAGTTTGCACCGCTTTTGCCATACATCGGAGCAACAAAAAATGCCCCTGCGATTACTCACAAGGGCATCCAATCGTTAGCAACGTTGCTGCGCTATGGTTGTTAGTGATGTTAGCGTTGCGATTTTGCGAGGGACAATCAATGACAAATAAAGTAAAGCAGAGACTCTGCGGAGGAACATTTTTCACTTTGCTCCTGCAGGCCCGAAAGCCTCGCAAAGGAGTCAGAGAGCATTATATGGGTGAGGTAGATGGACTATCTGATCCACAGACACTGACTGCGCTCATCAAGATTGCCGTCCCGGATTATTCCATGCCGGACGCCTCTATGATGACCACATTTAAAGGAAACACATCGAGATATAAATCTTGTCAAAACAACGGTGGTACTTATATGCCGTTTGGTGATAAGGTGACAATGCAAAGTTTCGACAATCGGGTTCGGACAGATTACGCTTCAGCTCTTTCACTGATGTGTGGCTTCTCGGAAGACTTCATCGATTTTGGCTCCAGCACAAGAAAGGATTACTGGCTTGTGAAAGCCCTTCTCGAACTTCTCGACGAAGACGATTCCATTGATGGCGAGCAGGAGATTTATGCACGTGAAGACGGAGTAGCCACAACGAAGTCCGCTATACTTGCTGCGTCAACCTTTTGCTTACAGCCGCTTTTACTTGGCTTATGGCACTTTGTACTTCTAAATCGAGCGGACAACCGGGTCGGAAAAGATACATATGATCTTTGGTGCCCCGCTACCGGCGGTAGCGAGAGAGCTTATACCTATACATTGGGTGAGACAATAACGAGAACAATCTGTATTACCTACTCAACGCAAAGCCACCCAACAGTAGATACCGAAATCATAGATGAGGATATTGTTGAAGATGCTGGCCCTGAAGCACAGGCTAAAGCCGCTCCCAATACCAGCCCAGCGCAGTCGGTAGTCAACAACAATCCGACCTTTTTTACATTCAATGTCAATGGCAACAATAACAGCTTCATTAACAAAGTAGATACCATAATCATTGAGAATGGGGGCAGGAAGGATGAGTGATAAACTACAGCCCGTTATCCCGCCTGTGCTTCCTGCGACAAATGCACCGACTACCATAAATCTTCCGGGCGACGGCAACACCCTTATTGCACAGGCAGAGAGAGTCGAACAACGAGTAAACCTGTTTATGATGCCCGGCGCACAGGCTCTAAATAGCGGTTTGCTGGCGGGCGTACAGCAGAGCTTCAACTACGATTATTATAATCTCTTCGTTATCGGCGACGAGCCCTACAACAGCGACCACTTCCTTGTTCCGAAAGACCGTGCCTTGACCGAAAGCACATCAAAGGAAGTAAAGGATGAATTGGCAGCGTTAACCCCGGAGGCTATAGAAAAAATACGGGCTTTTCCTGCGCTGTTTACAAGCGAGAACCACGAATACGGAAGAACTGATTGTGCGCATTTCGCGCTGTACGGCTTTGTGACAGACGTAAAAATCCAAGATAACGGTATCAAGGTTTACTTCAATGTGTTGAACAGGATTCCGCAACAACGGCTCAATGAAATCGCCGTCGAATTAGATCTCGGACGCGCTTGTTCATTCAATGAGCTTAATCGGACTCATTGGGCTATAAAAAGGATTAATTTGGTAGAGGCGCTACGAGATGCAGGCATTAGCGTTTTTACACTTTCATAATGGACGCTATGACACACTCATAGAAGAATAAGTTACGGAGGTAAAACGATGAGTACAGAATATGAAAATATGCAAGTAGAAAAGTGGGTTAACTTGGAAGACGTAGCTGATTATCTCAGTGTCAGCCAAGACACTGTTCGTACTTGGATTAGGGAAGGAAAGCTCCCGGTGTATCGAGCGGGAAAAAGATACAAGTTCAAAATCTCAGAAATAGACGAGTGGGTCAGAAACGGAAAAATCGACAAATAAAAAAGTGACGACAAGTCACTCTGTAAACCATCGTGGTGGAAGGAGAAAATCGATGAAGACAAAAATGCCATCAGCAGTAGAAAAGATAACACTCAACGCCGCCACGTTCAGTGGTGACGTTGTTACACCGACTTTTATTAACTTCTTTTATGGCAGAAACGGAGCCGGAAAAACAACCATAGCACAGGCAATAAAAGATAATGACAGCCTCCAATGGCAGCAAGGTAAAACGGATGCCGATTATGATGTCCTCGTTTACGATCAGGACTTTATCTCCAGCAACTTTCAAAACTATGGCAATTTGTCCGGCGTCTTTACGGTCTGCGAAGCGAATATCGAAGTCCAGAATCAGGTCGCAGTGAAGAGCGCCCGAAAAGATGAACTAGGCCGAGACTATAGAGAAGCCACAGATACCGTTGGGAAGAAAACTGAAGCTAAAACATCCGTGCTTACACGCTTTCAAGGCACCTGTTGGGATACTTCTAAAGCTCTGCGCGACCGTTTCGACGCAGCCTTCAAAGGTAAGAAGCGCAAAGAGGCGTTAGCCGAGCACGTCTTGACGATTAAGAAGCCTGTCGAACATGATATGACTGCTCTGCAAACCCTGTATGATATAGCTTTCTCCGCTGATTCTCGTACATACAGAGAGTTTTCTAAAGCGGGCGCTGTTACCTATGGAAAGCTCCCCGGCAGAGAGCTCATGGGAAAGACCGTTGTAAGCAGCAGCGAGACTCCCTTCGCGAGCTTCATCAAAGCACTTCAGGCGACGGATTGGGTGCGTCAGGGACACAGCCATTACGCCGGGCAGACAGACGGAAAATGCCCATACTGCCAGCAGAAGCTCCCCGCGAACTTTGAGAAAGAGATATCTGCTTGCTTCGACGCGCAGTATCAGCAGGACGTAAGTGACATCGCAAAATTCCAACAGGTCTATGAAAGCGAAATGCAAGCTATTCTGGATCGTCTCAACGCCAATATGTCGGATACGCTTCCGGCGCTGGATTTATCCGACTACAAGGCGAAGCTCGCTTTGTTAGAAAGTAGCATCACAATAAATCTCCAGCGTATTGCGGCAAAAATAAAAGAGCCCACAACAATTGCGGCTCTCGAAGATACAGATACAATTCTGATTGAAATCGGCGGGCTTATCGACGATATAAACAAGGCAATAAAAGCCAACAACGATGTAGTCAACGCAAAGCAAACGAAACAGACAGAGTGCGTTGACAGTGTATGGGAGCACCTTGCTTTCCTGCTCAAGGACGATGTTGCGAGCTATACCACAGGCATTGCTGCACTGCAGGCTGAAATCGATGACCTGAATAAGAAGGCAAAGGCGATGCTGACAGAAGGTCGAGCACTTGCCGCTGAAATGTCTGATCTGAATAAACAGGTGGTTAACACAAAAGCCGCTATTGATGGCATCAATGCGCTGCTCCACGATTCAGGATTTCAGGGCTTCAGTCTACGTGAGAAAGCCGGTGTGCCGAACACATACGAAGTTATCCGTCCCGACGGCAGTGTGGCGGAAAAGCTCAGTGAAGGCGAGCGTAATTTCATCGCGTTCTTATACTTCTATCACCTTGTGCGTGGCAGCCATACCAGTGATGCGACAAAAGATAAGATCGTCGTTATTGACGACCCCGTCTCCAGCATGGACAGCGGTGCTTTGTTTATCGTCAGCGCCCTCGTCCGCGAAATGGTCGAGGTCTGTTATAACAATACGAACTACTTAGACCACAAGGTTGAAGGCGACTATATCAAACAGATTTTCATTCTCACACATAATGTCTACTTTCACAGAGAGATAACCTACCATCAGGTAGGCCGCTATCAGAGTGTTTCGTTCTTTATTATTCGAAAGACTGATAACGTATCAAGCGTTACTCTGTGCGAGCGTCAGAGCAGCAAGGTGCCGACCGAGAAAGAAAACTATAACCCGGTGCAGAACTCCTATGCGGCTCTGTGGGGCGAGCTGCGTGAAGTGGATTCACCCATAACCGTCCTCAATGTCGTCCGCAGAATTTTAGAGTATTACTTCCTGCAGCTATGCGGCTATGAGGGCACGGATATCCGCAAAATCGTTCTGGAAGATAACAAAGACAAATTCGTCGTTCAGGTTGAGGGTGAGCAGCCGGATTACTCCCGATACCATCTGGCAGCGTCAATGCTCTCCTATATCAACAACCCGACTGGTATCAGCGACGGACTTAACTATGTTGAGGACTGCGTCGATGCCGAGCAATATAAAACGGTCTTCAAACTTATCTTTGAGTCACTGCATCAGGAGCAGCATTACAAAATGATGATGGGACAGGACTGAGTCCGTTATTTGGGACAGCAAAGATAGTAGAATTAATGTGGTGGCAGATAAGCCAATGATAATCGGAGGTAAAGGATATGGCAAAGAAGGACAAAACTTCAATGGAAGCAGGCCTGTGGGCTGCTTGTAATAAACTGAGAGGCAGCGTGGCTGCCACGGACTATGTGAACGTGGTTCTGGGGCTGCTGTTCCTGCGCTTTGCTCACGATAAATTTGTCGTGCAGAGAGACAAGCTGCTGGCAAACGAGGACACGAAAGACTTTGTGGACAACCCTCGCTTCTATACGAAGGACAATGTGTTCTATCTGGAGGAAAACGACCGCTGGAGTTATATCAAAGACAACTCCAAGTCGAACAAAATCTTTGCTTATATTGACGATGCTTTCAGAAACTTGGAGAAGAACAACATCTCCTTGAAGGGCGCTCTTCCGATTGGCTTTTATACCACGCTCCATATTGAAGCATCTAAATTTTCATCCTTGATTGACGAGATCGACAAGCTGCAGTATTCGCAGACCGAGTCCGACGACGTTATCGGGCGTGTATATGAATATTTTCTGCGGAAATTCTGCATCGCTGCCAAGTCCGAGAAAGGCGAATTCTACACACCGGGAAGCATCGTCGAACTGATGACTCTGCTCATCCAACCTTATTCAGGCTCGGTATATGATCCTTGCTGCGGTTCTGGCGGTATGTTCGTGCAGAGTGCAGAATTCATCAAGCGGCATCAAGGCAGCAAAAAGGACATCACGATTTACGGGCAGGAATATATCGACAAGACATACAAGCTGGCTCGAATGAATTTGGCCATCCGTGGCCTGAACTGCGATCTCGGTGATGTGGATGCAGACACATTCTTAAATGATAAGCATCCGAATCTCCGCGCTGATTTCATTCTGGCTAATCCTCCATTCAATCTCTCCAACTGGAGAACAGAAACCGAACTGACAAACGATGCTCGCTGGAAGGGCTATGAGGTACCGCCGGTTAGCAATGCAAACTACGCGTGGATTCTTCATATGCTGTCCCGCCTGTCCTATAATGGAACGGCTGCTTTCCTGCTCGCCAACGGTGCATTAACTGCTGGGAACGAAGAATACAAAATTCGTCGACGCTTGATAGAAGATCATAAGGTTGAGGCTGTTATAGTCTTGCCAAGAGATATGTTTTACGCTACGGATATATCTGTTACTCTCTGGATTGTCGGCAATCATAAAAAGCCAAAAACGGTGAAGAGAAATGACAAAGAAGTTCAGCTACGCAACAGAGAAAATGAAATTCTGTTCATAGATGCAAGATATTTAGGCGATGGCGGTGAGAACGAGGATAAATTCGTACTACTACGTGAAGAAGACAAATTGAGAATTGCGAATACTTTGTTTTCGTGGCAATCTCCTGAGTGGGAAACGCTGTATCATGACGTACCTGAATTCTGTTATTCAGCAACAATGGATGAAATACGCGGCAAAGATTTTGTCCTTGCCCCTTCCCGATATGTAAAATTCTTAAATCATGATCTTGAGATTGATTTTGAACGCGAAATGAGTGCCATACAAGCTCGCGTGAAAAGCGTTATTGACGAAGAGAAAAAAGCTCAGCAAGAGTTGGCGAGCGCATTGATGGAGGTCGGATATGGAATTGAATAAAGTAAGAATCAGTGAGCTGATTTCATTGGTTAATGAAAAAAATGTTGAAAATAGAGATCTCCCATTTTACGGTATCAACAAAGATAAGCAGTTTATAAAATGAACATCATTCTTCAAGGCGCACCCGGCGTTGGTAAGACTTTCGCAGCGAAACGGCTCGCCTATTCCATCATGGGCGAGAAGGATGAAAGTCGCATAGAGTTTGTTCAGTTCCACCAGAACTACTCATACGAGGATTTCATGATGGGATATAAGCCGGTAGATAATGGCTTTGAGCTGAAATCTGGCATCTTCTACCGCTTCTGCCAAAGAGCTGCAAATCAACCCGACAAGCCGTTCTTCTTCGTCATCGATGAGATTAACCGTGGCAACATGAGTAAAATCTTCGGTGAACTGCTCATGCTCATAGAACGTGACTATCGCGGCACAAAAGCCACGCTCGCTTATAATGGGCTAACCTTTGCTGTGCCGAAGAACCTTTATATTATTGGCATGATGAACACGGCTGACCGCAGCCTCGCTATGATTGACTATGCTCTCCGCAGACGCTTCAGCTTTTTCGAGATGGACCCCGGCTTTGATTCTGAGGGCTTTATCAAGTACCAAAATGGGCTGAACAACGACACCTTGAATGAACTCGTGGCGCGAGTAAAAGAGCTGAACAAAGAAATCTCCTCCGACCGCTCGCTTGGAAAAGGTTTCTGTATTGGGCACAGCTATTTCTGCGGTCAAAAGGTCTGCACAGATGAGTGGCTTCATTCTGTGGTCGATTATGATATTCTCCCGATGCTGAGTGAATACTGGTTTGACGACAATACCAAGCTCCAGCGGTGGGAGAACATTCTGCATGGTGTATTCCAATGATTAAGGATAAAAGCATATTCATAAAGAACATCTACTATATGCTCTCCTATGCCTTCACCTCGCTAAATCAGTCGAATTATGAGGATGTGGCAACAGAAGAGTTTGAGAATATGCATAACCTTTTTGCGGCCATTTTGAGCAAAGGAATCGGTCAGCAGCTCAAGCAGGGGCTATACCGTCAATACCTCAACAAAAAAGAGGACATGGCGGTAATGCGCGGTAAGATTGATATGCCCGGCACGATACAGAAGAAAATCGCACATCAACAAGTCTTGACCTGTGAGTACGATGAGCTTTCCGAAAACAACCTGCTCAATCAGATCTTGAAAACGACGGTTATGCTTTTACTGCGGCACTCAAAAGTTGATGCAGAGTATGAAGATAGACCCGCCAAACTCACGCTTTTTTGTAGCGCTTTTTTTAATTTGATCGAAACAAACGAATTGCGCCGCGTGAAAAAACACCATCTAATAGCTGTATATCTCCCTTGGCAATGAT